GCTATCACCAGTTCCTGAAAAACCACACTCAGACTCACGTAACGGCCTCTGTCGCTGACTTAACGCCTTGGCAGGTACGGTTTGACCTGCCAGTTTTCTACTGGCCTTGTAGCGGGCTCTGTTGTACGCGACTCGACACATACCCTTCGCATACAATGGCGCGTCACAACCAAGGTCACTGCACCCACCAGCATTGCGTGACTGTGCCTTGTTCAGCCCTATCCGTGGCGGTACATAGTCATGCTCTGTCGCCCTGTGTGCCAGCACAGCAACAACACCTACCGCCTCATCCCAGCAGAGCAGCCGCCACGCACAGGCACGGACACCGCACACGACCACGATGGATTCATCCGTGGTATCCAACCAATACCGCACCATCACAGACCCCTTATCCCGCGTGCACGTTCGCTATCAAGTCGGACCACAGTTGCAGGCCGAGCCCCATTGGTTCGTGCCGCACCGAGCCTGCCGCCTGCGCTGTAATTGCAATGGGCACACTCGGGCCATTGGTTGTTCACGTCCGTGACTGACCCACCGCGTGCGCGGTCGATGATGTGGCCCACTGTCCACTTGCTATCGCGCGTCAGCATCTTTCCGCACCCAGGACGCCAGCATGGCAGCGGCAATAGCGGTGCCCAATAGGCACGAGCCGTACTGACCTTGCGCCCTGACCACGCGCCCTTACTCACAGCGCACCCGCTACCAGCGAGACAACAGCGACTAGGCCACCCGTGAGCACGGTGAGCGCACACGCATCTAGCACAGCGGTGAGCAGTTCATTGTCACTACCCTGGCGCTTAGACATCGAAGCCCGCTTCGATAAGCGCCTCTAGCGACACTGTGTTCTTTAGCCGACGCACGTTGTCTGTGCGTCCCACCAGCCGCCGCATCTCATCTGCGTATGCCCACGCAAGCGCCTTGTTTGAGTAGGACAGCCATGCACCAGCACGGGCCGTATCGAACCCCTTGGCACACGCAGCAAGGGCCTCTAGCCCTGCGCTCTCTAGGTCGTCGCCTGCGTAGGCGCGGCCATGCGAGCGGGCAAACGCTCGTGCGCGGGTGGTGTTGCGCTTGATGTCATCTTTCGTTACGTCATACATAGTCGAACCGTTACTTTCTATTCGTGCTTCCCTATCTCTAATTCTATCACGGTTTTTGACTTTTTCGTCAGAGTGTGGTATAGCGCAAACCACGTACTTCGTATATCCCGACATACAGTTTCTGACTTTAAGTTCGCCAGCAGTCTGGCAACCTTACGGATTTGCAACGCTCTGACCTGCACAAACGTAAGTTTTAAGTTTCATACCCCTATACCTATCCTACGAATAGGTATTAAAGAGTGAAAGTAAGTGAAAACTTGAATCATGCCTCTGACCTGGGAAAACGCTTCAAGTTCGCCGGGAACCTCGCCGGATCAAACTGCTAAGTCGCTGTAACAACGTATATCCCGATATACACAATGTATGTTTAGTGGCCCGTCCATATACGGTTTTTTACTGGTAAGATTGTTTTATCAGTTCGGTTGACCTACCGGACACCAAGAGAAAAGGATCTACAACATGAGCACACACAAGGAACAGCTACTAGCCCGCATCACGGAGACCCTAGAGACGCTGGTAGACAGCATCTTCGAGTGGGACAGCACGCCCGAAGAGGTGAAGGCACAGCACGCAGCGCTGAGCGTACGGCTAGACAACGTGGCTGACGCCTACCTCACGGACCTTCTAGTGCGGTGGCTACCTGTCGCCGCCATTGAATGGATGACCGACCCGATCGACAGTGACGACAAGACGCCTGAGCAGTGGATCGGCAAGCGCGTATCTACCCTAGTGGTGGACGAGATCACCAGCAACGTGCCGCTTAACAACCGCCCGTTCGTGCGGTCCCTCAAGGCTGACTTTCGCAGCGGCATGACGGTCGCACAGGTGGCCGCTGAGCACGGCGGCACGGTACAGCGTCTAGAGGCGTTCCTTGCCCGCCACAACGCGCTAGCAGCCTCGGAAGCACCTGAGACCTGGGACTCGGTTTACAAGCGCACTACAGACCGCACGCGCGTTGTTACGTGGGATGAACTAATGGCGGAAAGCAAGTGAGCGCCGACCTAGGTATGTTTATGGATTCTGTGCCCGATGCACCGCCACCGCTAACCGTTGACGCTGACCACGTTTACGCCAAAGCGTATGACATGCTGGCGAACATTCAGGCGCGTGAAATGGCTGAGTCGATGCACGCTGAACTCAACGCGCTAGATGAACCGCCGATGGACGTGGGCACACTGCGCGAGATCCTGGCAGATAACACGCCGCTCGCCTGGCGCATTGACGGCCTGCTAGCAGTAGAGGGACGTATGACGATTGTCTCGCCACGCAAGACCGGCAAGACCACGCTGACGCTCAACCTAGCGCGGTGTCTCCTTGAGGGTCGTAAGTTCCTAGGCAAGTTCGATACTGCGCCCGTAGAAGGTAACGTCGCATTCCTCAACTACGAGGTCAGTGGATCTCAGTTGGCCGCTTGGGCTATCGACCACAACCTAGACCTCGACCGCTTTGTGCTCATCAACCTACGTGGTCGGCGTAACCCGATGGCAAGCCCGTCAGGCCGCGCCGAACTGGTAGAGATCCTTAAGTCACACAATGTGTCTGCGATGATCGTTGACCCGTTCGGACGCGCGTTCACTGGCAAGTCTCAGGACGCCGTTAGTGACGTTGCCCCGTGGCTCATTCAACTAGACAAGGTTGCATCTGACGCGGGCGTGGGTGAGGTCATTCTCACGGTTCACGCAGGGTGGTCAGGTGACCGTTCACGCGGCTCTAGCGGCCTTGAGGACTGGCCCGACACCATCACTAACCTGATCCGCACAGATGACGGTGGACGGTCGTTTAAGGCAGAGGGACGTGACGTTGACGTGCCACTGATGCGACTGGACTACGACCCTGTAACCCGTGAACTGTTGGCAGTCGGTAGCGCGTCTGAGGATGTCTCAGACGCCATACTTGAATTCCTGCGCGAGAACCCTATGTCGTCTGGAAAGGCGATTGAGGATTGGGCTATCGACCAGGGCTACAAGCGCACACAGGCGCGTACCGAGCGAACCAAACTCGTTGAGGCTGGCAAGGTAGTTGAGAGTCGCCTAAAGAGCCGTGGTGGCGGTACGGGGTACAGCCTCGCTGACTAATAGAATCTGGCACACACGGCCTTAACCTTTCACCGTGTGTGCCAGTAGAACCGCTTAGGCGGTTCCGAAGCCCTACAGGTCCGGCCCAGTCATCCGGTGCAGTCCTGTAGGGCTTTGTGCTGTGCCGATGCAATCGCGTGTAGCGCGGTAACCGCGTCTTGTAGTTCGGCAAGGTGCGCCGTGTCCGTGCGTGTCGTGGTCTCGACAATGCGCAGCGCAAGGGCCGTAGGCGTCACGTGGACGGCCTCAGGGCCACGACCCGGCACAACCGATATGCGGGTGAACAACATCGGCAGAATGGCCCTACGGCGGTGCAGTGGCAGCGCGTCGAATCGCGCGGTCGGGTAGTCGTCATACAGGTGGCCTTCGTCCCACAGGCCCGCGAATACCTCGGCCCGTTGCGTGTCCAACAGGAGCGCGTCTATCTCAGCGACGCGGGTGTTTATGGTCCGGGTAGCAGCCGCTACCTGTGCCACCGAGATACCCGCCGCCAGACCCTCGGGCAGGTCCACGTCCCTACGCCGCACCAGTTCGGCGCGCTCTTGGCGTGCCGCTGTCAGGTCGGGTGTCTCACGCTCGGTCAGCACGCCTCGGGCCTCAGGCATCGCCAGCACGACGGTTGCCAACCGGGACACCGCCGCGTCTGCCTGTGCCGCACCACGCGAGACACCCGGCGCGCTGTAGGCCGTCCTGCCGTGGGATACCACGGTCCGCACGGTGTGGCCCTCAGGTCCCACAGCAATGCCGGTCAAGAGCCACTTGGGGGTTCTGCCGCCACGGTCGCGCACGGGGTCTGCCAGGACGGCACACGCGGCCCGCCAAGCGGCTTCATCCACGATTGCGGGCCACTCACCCTTGCCGACGATCTCGCCCTTGTAGGTCCTAAGTCCCGCGTTGCGCGCAGCCTTCATCACCTTGAGCACGGTGCCTCGCGGCATCCCAAGGTCACGGCCTATCTGTGCCAGCGAGGCACCCTCTAGGAGGTCGCTGTATGCACGGCGCAGGAGTGCCGCCTCAGGGGCCACCAGTGCCCCTGTGAGCGTGTAGCCGTACGGGCGGGCCGACCAGTGCGGGTGGCCCTTCACGGCCCGTTGGCGCAGCCCTGAGGACAGCCGCTCACTCATGGTGTCGATCTCTTGCCGTGCCACCGATGCCAAAATCTCAGCCACCAGCCGACCGCTTGCGCTGGCGAGGTCGATGTCCTGCCCGCGCACCAGGGCGATGCTCACCCCGGCGTCTCTAGCAGCTTCCATGAGGCGCAGTTCGTCCCGCTTGTTGCGGGTGAGCCGGGTGAGCTCGGTAGCCACCACGACCCCGTAGCGCCCCTGTGCGATGCCCTTGAGCAGCGCCTCGAACCCAGGGCGCAGTACGTGGCCCTTGGCTGAGCGGTCGTTGTCGGCGTGGGTGTCTACGACGCTGTAGGACCGGGACGCAGCAAGAGCGCCGCACGCCTCAATCTGGCGTGTGACGCTCTCACCCTCGCCGGTCTTGTCGAGGCTGGCACGTACGTACAGGGCGGCTTGTGTGGTCATGCACTGCAAACTACTACACGAGCGTGTTGCTTGCCTAGTTCACACTGCCGACGCTACGCGGCGTGGTCACCCTTTTTGGTGGTGGTGTTGGCCGATGCCAGGGTCAGGCCCAGCACAGCCGAACCCAGGCCAACCCACAGCGCCGCCTGTTGGTCAGTGACCAGGCCGTACGCAACGACAAGCGGCTGAACCGCTAGCAGAATCCGGTAGATATACGCGCGTGTGCTCTGTGAAATGTTCATGCTATTCCTAATCCTTTCGCTACCGTAACGCCTAAGCCGCCACCGAGCGCAGCCGCAGCGCCCGCCGTGTAGTAGACCTTCGCCTCTAGTTTCCTGATGCGCTTTTCGTGGTCACCTGTGACGATTGACAGGTCTTCCGTTTGACCCTTGACCTCACGAATACCATCGCGGGTTTCGAGCACCACTGCGTAAATTGATTCGAGAGTCACAACGACGTGTGCCCCCCCTGGTGCTTCTACTTGTCCAGTCATCCTTTAATCACATCCTATTAGTTCACAGCGCCGCAACTACGCACCTGTCAGCGTGCTCACGGAGTCTCGAAACTCATTGCGCTGACAATCAGGCAGTTTGAATACCCACCAGTATTCGCCATTGTGCCACCCGCAATAAATGCCGAGAATTGAACTGCACCAGTTGCCTGAATGCGCTGTGCCGTAGCACCTAGGTTTCCCGCAACGCCGACGGCACCCACGCCGGTCTCTGGTAGTGCAGGCCGGAATCCTGCAGGTAGCGTTCCGAACGTAGTTTCAATGGCGGTACCCACACTGAGTGCCACCGAACGGGTCAGATATCCACCCGTGATCTCCGTCATAATCCCACTGTGGCGATACTGGATGGGTTGTGAACCACTAAGTGTCACCCAGCCCGACGCGAGCGGGAGGTTCGTCCAAGCTGTAACAGCGAGGGCGTTGATCTTCGTAGTGTTAGAAGCGGAGGTGGTTGCAAGGCCCTTGACGTCTACGTCCACGGCCTCTGCCAGCCGCTGCAAATCATAAGGGACGTTGTTGGGTGAGGTCGGACCGTCGGGGTACGGGTAGAGCCGGTTAAGCGTGGTAGCCATTTCTTATTCTCCTGTGGTAATTGTTACGTCGTCGGGAACGCGGGTGCGAACGGTCATCGTTCCGTCCGACAGATCGAAAGAGACCCGCGAAACTAGGTGCCGTTCCTGTGAGCCTGTAGCGAGTTGCACGGTTACCGTCATGCCAGGCCGCAACCAATAGGCGCTAATCGCCCTGAGCGAATAGCCGCGACCGCGAGACACCGCACGTTGCAAAATCGCCCGCGCTGCCGCTTGTGAATACACCGCTGGCAGCGTGTCTCGCGTAATCTTGAGAACCTTTGTAGGCACGGTGCCCACTGCGAACGGCCCCGTGGTCACCTTGGCCCAGACCGAAACGTCGTTGCTGTAGGTCAGCACCACGGCATTAGCCCATTCGTCGGTGCTTAGGGTGCTGTCGGAACTCTCGATAGTTCCGACCACACCGACCTCTAGAACGTGCGCGCTGACGCCTGCAATGGTCGGTCGGTCCTGAATCTGCCAGACGCCGAACTCATCTACGAAAACCCGCGCGTTAGCGCCGTCAGCAAGGTCCGTGATGATGCTCCACACGTTCGCGCCAGTGCCCACCGCGAGCGGTTCCGTAAGCGCCATTGTGGACGTAGCAGTAACCGACACAACCGCGCTCGGCAGCATCCAAACAATGAGGTTCGCAATGACATATAGGTTTAGATTCCCACCCGTGAATGACCGGGAATCGCCTAGCGGAGCCGTGTCCTGTAACCGGAGTTCGTCGCCGTGGATATCTAGGGTCATCGTATTACCAGGGCGCGCTACCTGGCGCACGCGCAAGCCGCCTTGTGCCAGCGTGTGCACATCGCGGATTCCACCGGGGTAAACGTAGCCCGCGCTAATATCTACGTCGGTGCCTGTGCGAGGGTCCAGTGTGTTGAGGGTCGCAGCATCCGGCACACGGCAGGTCAGTGACCCTTGAATGTACGGGGACCACCCTTCATCGAACGTGACCTGGCCGCTTTCCACATCTAGCACCAGCGCGCCAGAAGTAGCCTCAGCGGTGTGGAACAGCGATTCGCGCATTGCTGCTATGGCGCGCTCGTCCCACGGGGCGGTGCTCACAGCGGGCCAATCAAGAGGTCGCCATAGGTTGGGAACTCAAGCGCCGATGCACCATACGTCGCATTGCGGGCTGTGCTGGCGGCGTAGGTCCAACCGATCGCACCAGTGAGTGCACCGGACGGTCGTTTGACCTCGGTGTAATCGACTGACAGGAGCCAACGACGAGTGGGCGTCATGGTGTCCTCTAGAGCGAGCGAGACGTTGCCCGTAGCCGCGTGGAACATATCGAGACCGGCATAGTCCGACTGACGAAGCATGACGATCTCACCGCGCCCATAGACGGCCTCCAGCGTCCGGCCAACCGCGTAGCTCGGACACCAAACCGTCAGGGAACCGGAGCGCAAGCGGAGCGCACCTAGCGTCAGAATCGGGTCTGGCCGGTTAATGATCTTGTGCACGGTGGTCGTGGTCTCACGAGCCGACGTGAGGCCGGTTACTAGGTCCGCCTGTGCGGAATACTGTGGCGCTACCGGGACCGTCAGCCACGTCTCCTGTAGGGCCAGAGTGGTGGTGACGGTCGCGGCGGTAGTCGTGTTAACGGTGTACGTGAGGGGACCCGTTAGCGACGGTTCATAGTCCGTGACAATGAGCGCACCACCTGAGATGCCTTGCCCCTCGAAAAGACGCACAGGAACAATACCGTTTGCGTCCGAACGAGTAAGCGAGAACGAGTAAGCAGGCGGAATAAGCGATACTTTGATATTTTGAATGTACGGAAGATTGTTAAAGACGGTATTAATGCTAAGTACGTGTGAGGTTGCAGTTGCCGTGAATGTCAGTGTGTGCGACCATACGCCGGAGCCTGACGGAATAGCGGAAGAGCCTTTGCCCAATACCTCAAACGTCGTATATGTGCTACGTTCGGCTTTGATTTCGACAGTGTAGCTAGAACCGATAACAAGGCCGGTGAGGGTGCGCCGCGCGGTGCCGTAGGTTGCGGTTGAGTAGAACGATACGAGCGAACCAAACAGATCACATGAGGACCAAGACCCTGACCACAGCGAGGTGGACTCAGCCTTGATAGCCGCCGCTGTAAGGTCCAGAATTACCTGAGGCGATGACAATGCGTCGGTAGCGATGTTGAGCCGCACAGAAGCGGTATCCGGTTGCGGCGTAGCCGTGATTGTAGTTGTCATGGGTTCATGTACCCCGGTCGCACGCGCGGCGTGATGGTCACCATTGGGGGTGTCCAGCTCCTAATCTTCTGCTCGGCGTCGCGTAGGTCAACAGCGATCTTGATGTTTGTGGACAGGTCGCGGGGGATATTGTCGTAACCGCCCTTGATTGCAGCAAGTTCCGCCGCGCTACCAGCCAAGAGCCGGTTCTGCACAGCCGTTTCTTTGTTGGCCTGTTGTTGTACAGTCTTGTTTCCTTCAATGATCTTTCCGACATCAGCAATAGGCACACCAACGTCTGTCCAGAGACCCCCGGCTTCTTCGACTAGGCGCTTCTGCTCCGTAATGGTGTCATTAACGATTCGGCTTGCTTCGGCCATATCACTGGGGGAACCGGCCATGCCGCGAAGAATGGTGTCGATTTCTCCACCAGTCAGACCAACGCCTTGCAATTTCTTTTCGGCCTCGGCAATGTTTTTTGAGAAACCACTCAGAATCTCGTCGCCAGCCCAATCCTTAATGCGTGTCCGGGTCTGCTCTTCTAATGCCGCGTTCTCGGTACCCATCTCGTCAAACAGTTCCTTGAGCGCGTCAATGCGTTCACGCACCTTCTCAGTCTCTTCTTTAGCACCCTCAAACGCGGCTGTAACCATACCGATGCCAGCGGCGGCAGCGAGGCCAGCAACCGCGCCAGCAGGACCGAACCCCGCAAAGGCGTTAGCAGCGACCTCTTGGAAAGCACCCGTGATTGATTCCGCAGAGCCGTCGAACGAGGCGGCAGTTTCCTTCGCGGTACTGTTGGCTTCATCCTTGAATTCGCCTACACTATCCTCGGCTTTGTCGAAACCCTTTTTAACGCCGTCGCCTACGTCGTCCCCAGCCTTTTTAGAATCCTTTTTAACGCTGTCGAAAGTGTCCTTAAAGCTCTTCTCCATCTTCTCACTGGATTTTTCCACATCCTTGGCAGCGTCTTTAACATCGTCGGAAATCTTATCGACGGCCGTGGACGCATCCTTACCCGCATCCTTGAAGCCGTCGCCTAGGTTGTCGCCAGCGTCCTTACCTGACCGCTGTGCATCCTTGGACAGATCATCGAGCGAGTCGGATACGTCACCTAGTGCGTCTTCAACATTCTTGGTGCCCTTAAGAAAGGCTCGCGTGTCAGACGCAAAGGCAATATTGATTCCGCCAGCCATTAGGACTTCCCTTCCGATGCTTCGTAATACTTCTTAACAATGATCTGGACCCAAAGGCTAACCATGCGTGGTGCAATTTCCTTGAACGCGGGGTAGATAGCGCGACCCTTAGGTGCCCGTGCGGGCAATCCTCGGCTTGCGTGGCGCTTCACTTGGTGTGTGCCACCGTTCTTGCTCTTACGCTTGTAGGTGGACACAGCAGCCCTGTCAGCACCGAACTCCCAAGCCGCGAAATCCGTAGCAGGCACAAGCCGCTTGGAACTACCCACCGCCCGCTTGCTATTGGCAGCCATGGCTACGGGCGGGTTACCGCCCTTGATGCGTGTGCCAACACCAAGCATCCGCGTTGACATAGCCGACATACCCGAAAGGTGCTCATTGACGAGCGCTTTCCATTCAGGCCCCATCGTGGCAACCGTTGCCCGGTTGATCTCGCGCTTGATTTCCCGGTCTGCGGCCTTCATTGCGAGCACAGCCGCCTGTAGCTCGCGGTGGTCCGATACCGAGATCATGCGTCAGACCGCAGGAACGAGGACCGGCTTGCCGTTTACACCGAGCGTGACAGAGGCGGTGCTGTATGCGTTGACAGCGCCACCAATGGCACCAGGCGTGACGACAACATCGGCGGTGAATGACGGCCCAGACCCGTTAGTCGGCTTGAACACGACCGCCTTAGTAAGGCCCTCGTTGGCGAACAGGTACGCGGACAGCGAGTTGACCGTGGTCCAGTCCTGTGCATAGTTGAGCGTGAGCACCCAGGTAGCCGTCGAAACGTCCGTAAAGGTGTTGTTGGCAAGGCCGGTCCAGGTTACGGATGACGCTGACGGCGTGAACGTCACGGCATCTACATGCTTTTCGTAGCCGTCCGTGCCGATGGTGAGCGTGACATTCTTAAGAACTAGTGGGGTGACTGCGATTGCAACCATTAGATTACCGCCTTTTCAATGAGGATTCCGCCAGAGACGGTGATTGTCCACGAATGGATCGTGTCGTCCACCGAGGTCGTGCGTTGTGCCGTTTCAAATACAAATTGCTGCGAATCCCACAGCACCGTGAGCAGTTCGCCTAGCGAGGCGTCTAGCGCGTCGTCGGCCTTGGTCGGGTCTTGGTGACCCGTGAACAGTTGCAGGATGTAAGAGACCTTGTAGCGTCCGCTGACTGCCGCCTGTGCGGGTACTAGGTCAGTGGCCCACAGGGCGATTGTCGGGGTTGTAATGGCGCTAGGGCTGTACGGGTAGCCGATGACCTTCCAGGACGCTGGAAGGGCCGCTAGGGCCGCTAGAAGGGGTGCGCGTAGGTTCGTGGTCACAGCACACGCCCGACTTTCTTGGGCCGTAGGAGGTTCTTTACGGTCCAGTCCATCGGGAACACCGTGACGCTCATTCCGTCAGCACCGATCTGATCGCCACTACCTGCAAGCTGTGAGCGGTATAGCGCTTTGGTCTGAAAGAACTGTGCGAGTTTGTAGTTATCCGGCACAACAGCACCTACGGCAAGTTCAGGCGCAAAGGCGAGGCATTGCGCGTAGGCAGATGCCAGGAAAATACGCAGTTCATCGCCGCTCGGCGCGTCCAGCCAAGTAATAACGAGCGGGTCTACGGTATCTAGCCAACCAACGAGAGCCATGTGTTCACCTGCCTAAGAGTGTGTGGGTGTGGAAGGTGGCGCGGGCTGAGCAGTCCCAACCCGCACCGCCCAGAATCACGGGACGTTCGGGCCAACAAGGGCTAGGCCGGACGCGTCGTGGATGTTCACGGCGTAATACCCGAACACCCCAGCGTCGATACCACCGAGCGCGATGTTCTCAGCCTCGATGCGGATCGGCGCGTCACCACCGAGCTCGTGCACGGTGACGGAATCCTTGGTGCCGACCAGGACCTGGTTAGCAGCAAGAGCGGCAGACGGCTGAACGCGGAACGAGTTGATCGTTCCGTCTTCGAGACCAAGGGCCGCGTTGAGGTAGGTCAGCGTGTCATCGCTGCGGGTTAGCAGAATGTCGCGGTAAAGGTTGAGCGCAACAAGCGCGAACGTCGGCGCGGTGTCGGTAGCACCGAGAACCCGGATAGCGCCGTCAACGATCTGCGCCATGCCCTTGGAAACGCCAGCAGGAACAACGGCACCGGCAACGGCGGCACCAGCGGCGGTGATGACATTGCCGAGAACGGCGGTGTCAGAAACCTTGGCATAGGACTCGGTCATTGCGCGGTAGTAGGCCTCCCAAAAACCGGTGTCGTTGAAGTCGCGGAACTTGCGGTCAATGTCGTGAGCACCAGCAATGCGCGACGCGGTAAGCGGCACAGGCTCGGTGTCCACGATGTTGGACGGCACGGCGGTCTTGTTTCCCGCGTACGCGGCAACGGTGGGCTTGGTAACCCAGCGCCAGCCCTGAACCGTCAGCGAGGAAAGGTCAGCGTGGTTGAACAGCGGGACAATCTTGCGCTGGAATGCCTTGCCCGACCACAGTTCGCCAACAAACTGCGGCTGAGTCATCTCCACGACGTTCGCGGGAACGATATCGGCTAGCGCAGCGAGCATCTTGCGGTTGCCCGTGGCGTTAGCCGTGGCAAGCATGGTGAAGATTGCGTTAGCGGAGAGGTCGCTAGCAATCTCGGGAACGTTCGCGGCCTGTAGGCCCTGCGGCGCTGAGGCAGTTACGGGGATCATATTCGTTTCCTTTTCTGCCGTGGCGGCATTTGG